TGAGGCGCCGGTATGGCGGGGGGAGGATGTCAGCCATCAGCCACGGCCCTCTTGTCGGACTCGCGCAGGTGGGCGTCGATGGCGGCGTCGAGCCCGCGCGCAGGGTCTCGCATTGCTTCGAGGGCGGCGGCGGCTTCGCGGAGTAGCGCACGGAAGTCGTCGGGGCGCATGTCCACGAACACGCACTTGTGCGTCGGGTCGTCCGGCATCCGGCCGCAATCGTCGGTCACCTCCCACTTCACGGCGCGCAGCCTCTCGATCAAATCATCCACGGTCAGCCTCCTGTTCCAGTGCGGCGCGGATGCGTTCGTAGCGGTCAGTCACTGCTCGCCTCCCGTGCCTTGAGCATGGCGTCGGCCATCATGTAGGCGACGTGCGCAACAATTTCGGGCCCGCTCATTTGCGTATGCCTTTGCAATTGGGTGGCCCAATGCGCCACCGTGCTTGGCCACCCTTCGCTGACGGGTTCGGCTATGAGCGCCGCCATTGCCTTGGCCGCGAAGTAGTCGCGTACGCTCAGGCCGAATCCAGTCATCTCCGGCTGCCCGTGGCCGTTCAATTCCCACACCGGAAACGCCGGGCCTCCGTCATTGATCTTGTTCATGCGTTGCTCTCCTGTTCCGTCCGCTTCGACAGTGCGGCGTCGGCGATCTGGTGTATGTCGCCCAGCAGGGCGGTGAGTTCGAATTGGTCGGACCGCATCACCAAATCAATCGAGCTGCGGCTCCGGATCTCTTTCAGCGCCTCCGCCAGCCGCTCGGCTCGGGCTTCGGCTTCGCCCCGTGCGGCGGCAACGCGCTTCCACTCAGCCACCAGCAGCTCAATCTCCCTCAGCGCGCACTCGTAGTGCCTCGGGCCCCAGTCCCAGCAGCCGGGGGCGTGCGTGATTTGGCGGTCAGTCATCGCTCAGTCCTCCCCGCCGACGGATTCCGTCGGCTCCGGCAGGTCGCAGACCATCCGCGCGAAGGCCAGCAGCGTCCGCTGCGCCCGTTCGAACCGCTTGGACGCCTCCACCATGGACCTGCACGCCTCCCTGATTTCGTCCCGGTAGTCGTGGCCGGCCGCCAGGTCCACGTCGGCGCCAACATCCAGCTTCGGCAGCTTCCCGTAATACAGGTCCGCCGCCTTTTCCAGCTCGGTGTGCGTCACCTGGGCCAGGTACGTGTCACCGTTCACCCTTCCGATGATCTTCATTGCTCGGTCCTCCAATCGATCCCACGCTTGGCCAACACGCGGCGGGCGGCGTGCGTTTGCGCCTTGTCCTCGTTGCCATTGGCGATCACCAGCAGCTCCTCAATGCGCGAAGGCGGGCGAACCTTGCCCTCTGCTACCAGACGCTGGTACTCCTCCCACAGCTCGGACCGGCGCTTTGCCAGTTCCGCGTTTCGCTCCGCTAGCGCCTTCATCAGTCGCCGCCAGTTGCTCTTGGGCATGTGGCCCGCAGGGCTGGCCGCGCCGTCCTCGCAGTAATCAAGGCGGCTGGCACCGTGTCGCGTTGCGAACGTCTCGAAATCGATGACCTGCGGGGGCGCGTCGGTTTGCAGGTCAGCCATTGCGGGCCTCTTGCTTGTGCTTCTCGCGCAGCTCCAGCAGCGCGGGGATGTAGGTGAAGCGCACCAGTGGCTCGTCGGCGCGCTGCTTCCTCAGCGTCTCGATCGCCGCGTCCAGTGCAGCGACCACGTCGTTCGGGTGGGTGCTCATTCCGTTCCTCGCTTTCCCTCGAGCGACGAAGGCGGCGTAGCTCGCCTTCGCCTTCTTCGACGTCGCGTGCGGCCCGTATCGCCAGGGCGACTTCCATGCGGCCGCCCTGGCGTGGGCGGACTGCCGCGGGTTGACAGGGTCGGCCGGCATCAGGCCGCCGCCTTCTGCACGAGGCGGGCCGGTGCCCGCTGGATCAGATCGGCTAGCGCGTCGCAGATGCGGGGGAAGTCATCAGCGGCATACAGCTTGGCGGAGCGATCGTTGCCAACCGGGCGGAATCCGAGCGAGGCCAGGCCGTCCGCGGTGATCGTCAGCGGAGCAATCGCCGCGTTGATGTCGCCGAGCTTGACCAGCGGCGCGCTACGGCCGGCAGCGCCATTCGCCGCAGTGGGAGCAGTACCAGCGCCCGCAGGCACGGCAGCGATCGGCGCAACCGCAACCTGCTGGCCTGACTTTCCCATCTGTGCGGCCTCGCGCTCCTGCTGCTCGCGCGCCAGACGCGCCGCCTCCTCCTGGCGGATACGCTCGCGCTCGGCCGCCATGCGGGCCTCCTCGCGCTGCCGGAACTCGGCCACGCGGGCCACGGCCAGGTTGCGCAGGTCCTCCGGGGTCTTGGTCGCACACAGCTGCACGCGGTCGGCGAACAGGTGGCCGTGCTCGGCGAATTCCTCCAGGACCGCGACGCAGGCCCGGACGCGTTCCGCCTGCTGGCTGGCCTCGATCTTCTTGGCTGCCACCGCAGTGTCGATGGCATCGCGCATGCTCACGATGGACTTCTTGCCCTTGATGGCGGCGGCCAGGTCCATGACCAGGGTTTGCGGAGCATGCATCCGGTGCTCGCCCAGGGTCGCGTTGATGGCTTCGTAGTGCTCGCGCACGGCGCGGGCACCAGCCTGCACCAGCTCCTCCTTGCGGCGGTCCTTCTCGGTCTTGACCCGGCGCTCCAGGTCCAGGCGGGTCTCGCGGAGCTTGGCGGCGACCTCGTCAATGGTCCGCATCACCGCGTCCACATCGGCCATCTGCCCGAGGATCTGGGCCTTGGCAGCCTCCAGCTTCTCCTCGCCCTCCTTGAACTTCTTGGCCGTAAGCTCGGCCGTGGCGAAGTCGTCGTCGGTCTGCAGGTCGCGGTTGACCGCGGCGATGGCCGCCAGGGCCTTCTCGCGGAACTCCTGGTGGTTGGAGAACTCAACGATGCCGCGGGCGACCACGGACAGGGTCGGCAGGGCGTCCGGGGCTTGGCCTACCGGCGCGGGCGCGGGCGCTGCCTCCGGTACGTAGGCCGCCACATCGGCGTCGAACTGCTGCCACCCGGCGCGCAGCTGAGGGATCAGGCCCTCGACCTCGGCGCGCTGGATGTCCAGCCTGGCCGTGCCCTCGTCCGTGCCGTCGCCCACCAGGTAGATGCAGAGCTTGGCCTTCTCACACACCGCGAACTGCTGGACGATCTGCCACAGGTCGGCCGGCGGGATCTCGCCGCGGGCGATGCAGGCCTGCTTCTCGGCGTTGGTCTGCTTCGCCTCAAGGATCACATCCTCGGACAAAGTCACGCCGTCGAAACTGGCGCTCAGGTAGCCGTCGTCGGAGACGGCGACGACAGGGTACAGGTCCTCGCCAATGATGCGCTCAGCCAGGGCGCGCAGGGCTGGCTCCACAGCGTGACCTCGGTCGAACACCGCCTGGGTAGCGGCGTCCACCTCTCGCTCCACGCCCGTGGCGCGCTGCCGGATCAACTGTGAGCGGGTGACGTAGGGCGAGGCGCCCATCATCGCGGGCGCGTCGCTGGCGTTGCGGGCGGTGCGGCGGTGGGCCAGCCACTCGGAGCTGCCCTGCTGCAGCTGCAGGATCTTCATTCGGCGTTCTCCTCGGCTTCGTCCTTCGGCGGATTGCGGATCTGTTCGAGCTGGTCATCCGTGAAACGGGCCTTGCTCTGGAGCATCGCGATCAGCTCGTCCGCCGACTTCCGCCCGCTGGAGATCAGGTCCCACCACTTCGGCAGGTTCTTTGCGAACTCGGCCTCGGGGTACGGCGGCAGCTCATGGGCAATCGCTGCCTGCTGGCCGGCCTGCACCGGCGTAGCGGTGCTTTCGATCACCAGCGACTTGCCCTCCATCTCCTCGGCTGTCGGCTGCGCGCCGATGGCTTCGGGGAAGGCCTTGCGCAGCGCCAGGGCCTCGGCGCACTTCTCAAGCTGGCCGAACGGGCGCTTGCGCCACATCGCATTCGGAGCGTCGGTGTTTCGGCCGGCGGTCGAGTAGGACTCCAGCCAGTACACCTTCGCGGAGTAGGGCACCCGCTGGCCGCCGGTGAGCCTGTACACGGTGACCTTGCACCACTCAGGGAAGGTGACATCGGTACCGCCGAGCTTGGCCTCGCGGGTCGGGCCGAACTCGGCCTCATCCTGGCCGGCGTACTCGCCAGTACGGTGGGCCTTGGTGCGGTACAGCTCGATGCCCGGCAGAACGACGTCCCGCCACTCGTACTGGTCGCGGGTGCCGGGCACCTTCACGTTCATCGGGACGATGTGCACCGGCTTGGTCAGCGGGTCGAGGCCGGAGGCCTGGCAGTAGGCCAGGACCATTTCGATGCTCTCGTCCGAGGCGCCGGGGTAGAGGCTGGTCTTGAGGGCGGTGCGGATGGCCTCGGCCTGTTCCGCGGTGGCCAGCGCGCCCTCACGCTGTTGCATTCGTGCGATGGCGGTCATGCGTGTTCCGTTTGTTGGGTGGAAGAGATCCCGGCATTGCCCGGCCGGGACGGGTGGCGCGGGGAGAGAGAGCCGCGCCTGGGTTCAGGCGGTGCTGGCAGCGCGCGCCTTGCGGTACTCGTGTACGGCGCTGGCCAGGGAGGCCACGACGACCATGCCAAGGCCTGCGGCGTAGCCGTAGGCGCCGCAGCCGAGGCAAAGGCTTGCCAACATCAGGCAGAAGGCGCAGACGATGCTGGCCACGATCACGGCCGCGAAGCGGGCCAGGGGCGGCATGGCGTGGCGGTCGGTCATGCCAGCTGCCCCTCCGCATTGCCCCGCAGCTCAGCGCGCATGTCCGCGATCACCCGCGCCGGCGACACCCCGCCAGCCTGGTACCGCTGCCGCGCGCGCTGCGCCGCACGCAGCGCCAGCGTGTCGCTGTAGCCGAGGCGCCGCGCCGCGATGTTCACCGCCGCAAACACGCCCTGGGCCTTCGCCTGCCGGGTCTCGTGCATGTGGATGACGGTCGCGCTCATGCCGCCCTCCCCAGCGAGCCGTGCTCGCTCACCAGGTCGGCGTTGCCGCGCAGGATCGGATCGTTCACCGCCGGGCCGTACACGGCGCACAGCTGCTCCGCTGCCTCCAGCGGCGACAGGTCGAACTGGTTCTCCCGCGCCTCCAGCAGCTCGGCGACGTACCGGGAAAGCGCCAGCTCGAACACCCGGCCGGCCTCGGCGGTGTCGCCATCGACCAGGGCCTGCGCCACGGCCGCGGCCTCCTCGTCGTTCATGGCGACCTCGGCCACCACCGCCGGCATGGCCTTCAGGCGCTGCATGGCGGCGTTGAGCTGCTCCTGCTGGCGCTCTGCGGCCCGCTCGTGCCGGCAGCAATCGGCGCAGGGGCACATCGGATCGTAGGGATGGGTCACCGTGTCTCCTTCGCCCCAGCCGCCGGGGTGGCGGGGTCAGCGGGGCGGCAGGAGCACAATAGCGCCGCTAACTACCCATGTCAACAGCAATGCTATTTAGGCCGGCGCGAGAGGTGGGGGGCAGGAGATGGGGCCCGTTCAGGAGGGGTTCTTGCTGTGTGTACTAGGTAGAACTTCCGGCTACCGTTCGTCGGGCGGGGCTAGGCAATCCGCCCCCACAAAAAGCAAAGCCCCTGATCGCTCAGGGGCTCAAAGTCGCCGCACCGGGATTGCAATCTCCGTGGTGCGGAGGCCTCCGGCGGGCGGACCTTGCCGGAGGACTTTAGCCCGATGCCGGAGCAGAGCGGGGACGCCCCCGATTATGCGTTTTACAGGCCAGAAGTCAAGCGAGACAGACCCATCCCGTTCAGCACGCAGACCTGAACCCTGCGCAGATCCTCGTCCGAGATGTGCCGGACGTGATACGACCGCTTCCCCTGCCTGTCCTTCCCCTCGTGCGGCACAAAGAGCCGGTCAAAGGACACGGTGCAGATCATGTCCGCCTTCACCCACATGCATGAGGCGCTGTAAGGCTCCGGCATCACCGGCTCGAAATGGAGCTGGCAGTGGTAGTCACAGACCGACCTGGGCTGTGTCGTGCTAAGCGGAACAACAGTGCAAAGCCTGCCCCGCTGCCGGAACCTCGGGGAGATCACAACTACAGGGCGCCTCTTCACCATCTCAGGTTTGCGGAATCCGGTGAAGTCGCAGATCAGGACCGTTCCAGGGTCCGGGTGGAATTTGATCGCCATTGGGCAAGTTGGGGATGGCGGCGGCCGGGAGGGCCGGCCGCCGAGAGGGGCGCCGCGAAATCAGCGGCGTGGATCTTGGATCAAGCGAGCAGGAGAGCCGTACAGGACCAAGACTCGATCACCTGGGGCGAAAGCTGGCGACGCCCCTTGGACGATGGTCATGAGGTTCCCGTTGGCAGTTTCGACTACGTACTCCATGCCTGACGTTTCTGATGCCTTGCGCTCGGTTGCAGCGCCAGCGATGGCTCCAACGACCATGCCGCCTATTGCGCCGATGGCTGACGCAGCATCGCTGCCGCCGGCCTGAGACCCAGCTATGGCGCCAACAGCGCCCCCAGCCAGCGCACCGCCTCCTTTGGCTCCGTTGATGGTCACGGGGCGGGCGCTCACGACTACGGCAGCGACTGAGCGGTTTACCTGGCCCACGGCCCCGACGGAGTAGCTCTCAGGACGGACGTCAGGCATGCAGCCGCTTGCCAGCAGAGAAACGGCACATGCCAAGGAGATTGCCCGCATCATGGCTGCCCAGCCTCACGCGTGGCCGGGAACATCGGGCGGTTCACATCGACTGTTTCCAGCGACTGAAGAAACTTGGCGATGTTGTTCTGTACGGCACGGTTGATGGACTCGCGCGCGCGCGTGACTCCGGCGAATGCATAGTTGAAAGGGACTTCGCCGTCGGCCGCGATCTCTTCGGTATAGATGATCGAGCCATCTTCTCGGTCGATGATCTCATAGCGCGCGATGGTCGAAGTCTTCATCGATGCGCCGAAAGCTGGGATGTCGAGCTTCAGGACCTTCACCGAGAGGTTGACCTTCCGCGGGGATGAGTCGCTGAAGATCACCATTCGGTTCAGCGCCTCTGTCAGCGCTGACTGCCACATTTCGGGCACCTGGTGTTGCGCGGCTGCTGGCATCTCTCCCTTAGCTTCATCCGGCCTCGCCAAAGACACGGTGATCGACCGCAGGTCGGCGTCCACCTTGCGTTGCGCCACCCCTACGTTTGGGACGGAGAAGTTGAGCGGCGGATTGGATGCACAACCCGTCAGAGACATAGCAACGGCTACTGCTCCTGCAAGAGCGATCTTCTTCATGGTTCCCCTCAGCTATGACACGACGTCGAACAGGCGGCCTCGGATGAGGCCGGCATCTTCAAAACTGATTCCTTCGGCGATGCATTCCCGCGCGCGCTGGAGATCGTCCACCAATACGGTCAACTCCCGATCGTCCAGGTCCTCCAGCCTGGACTTCCCGACCAGCGCTTGGTTGATGATGAGATCAATCCCGTAGGCGGAATATGCCCGCTCCAGGCTTCTGATCAGCCTGATGTAAGACGACCTGACGGGGGGTGCAAGGCATGGGCCTTCCGGCAGCCGCTGTCGGACAACCCGCAGGCGGGGGGGCTCAGGCCTAGCCCCCTTGACGCGCTCCGCGATGGCTCTTGCCAGAGCCTCCAGCTCCAAATCCATTGGCTTCTGACTCCCCCTTGCGTTGCTCCCTCAGTGCCTTGGTGAAGTCGATGACGTTGTCCGCGGAGACCTGCCGCTGCCCACGCCTCACGAGGAACTGGTAAGCCAAGGCCGTGGGCACCCCGTCCTCCTCGGGGTCGTGGGGCACTTCCAGGTGCTTGAAGGTGAGGCGGACCAACCTCATCGCCGCCGCCAGTATCTGGGGGTCCAGTCCAACAGGGTGAGACTGGCCGAAGTGCTCCTGAATGCGCCGGTACTCGGCGCTGATCTCGGCGGGTGGGATGCCCAGCGCGGACGCCAGCACCTCGGCACGGTCCCACGGCACGGGGCGGTATCCGTTCGCGTACTGGCTGATCAGCCCCGGGGTGACGTCCAGGAGCTCGGCTAGGTACGCCTTGGTCGCGCCGGCGCGGGTGATGGCCTCGGACAGGCGGCGAGCCTCGTCAGTCTGGGGGTTGGCAGGCCTAGGCATACAGCAACGCTATTCGATCGATGCCGGCCGGGCGATCAGCAGAGCTATTTACAACCGTAGATAGCCGCGCTATTGTCGTGGCATGAGCGCACACCTCCTGAAACCCCTGATTGAGCAGGCAGGCTCCCAAGCCGAATTTGCGCGCCGAATTGGCGCCGCGCCGGCGCTGGTCTGGCAGTGGCTCGATGGCCGACGGCCAGTGAGTCCCAAGTTCGCGCGGGAGATCGAGGCCAAGTTCGGCCTCTCGCGACATGACCTGCGTCCCGACATCTTCGGGCCGCCTCCCTGTGAGCAGCAGGAGGCCGCCTAAGCCATGCGTCCTGCGTTCTTCCTCTAAGCGATCCATCCGGGCCGTTCCTACGGGGCGGCCCTTTATTGGGCCCAATGGGCCTTGCAAAGGGTAGCTAACAAATGCAAACCGCCGCCAACCAAGGGGAACTGAAGCTTGCCTTCGGCGTCCACCACGCGCCGAAGGATGCCCCCATGCAGATCGTGCGCCAGTGTGAGACGGAGGCTCAGGCCCTGGCCGTCTCCATTCGCGCCGGCGGGCACAAGCTCGCCTACATCGCCAAGTGCGTGAACCGCTCGGTTCCGTACATCTCCCAGCTCCAGAACGGCCGGCGCCCGATCCCGGACCGCCTCGTGGGCCCGTTGTGCGCCGCGACGGGCTCGAACCTGCTGCGCCAGGTCCGCGACCTGCACCGCGCCCTTGAGGCTCAGGACGAGGTGGCGCGCCTGGCCGAGATGCTGAGGGCCGCAGCATGAGCCGCCTGCATCGCAAACCCGAGCGCATCCAGTGGCCCAAGGACCCCACTGCGCGGGCCATCCAGGCTGTCATCGCCAAGTGGCACATCGCCGGCTGCCTGCGGCTGCTGAGGGGGGAAGGCCATGCCGCAGCCGCGCAGGCGAGGGGGCAGTCATGAGCCGCTACCGCAAGATCGAGGTCCGCACCTGGACCGACGAGAAGTTCCGCAAGCTGACGCCGCTCCCGCCCTGCGGGCAAGGTCTGTGGTTCTTCCTGCTCACCGGGCCGTTCACTGGTCCGATTCCGGGCCTGTTCCGTGCCGGTCGCGCGGCGATGGCGGAGGAACTGGGATGGTCTACGGAAGCCTTCGACGAAGCCTTTAGGGAAGTCTCAGAACAAGGCATGGCCGAAGCCGACTTTACGGCCCGCCTGGTGTGGCTGCCGAAGGCTCTCAACTACAACCGCCCCGAGAATCCCAACGTCGTCAAATCGTGGAGGGCGGAACTGGACCTTTTGCCAGAGTGCGAGCTCAAGCATCGCGCATTGGCCGCTATCCGGAAGCACCTGCAAACACTTGGAAACGCTTATGTGGCGGCGCTCTTCGGCGATGAAAGCCCGGTCGAAAAGCATATCGAGAAGCCTTCGCCGAAGCCTTCCGGAAAGCCTTTGACGAAGGATATGCCGAATCAGGAACAGGAACAGGAACAGGAGAAGGATATTGGGGGTCACCCTGCGGCTGCCCCCCAGCTCCCCCTGCCCGGTGACCCACCGCCGCCTGCCGACCTGGCATCGCGGAAGGCCCAGCGTCTGCGGCAGCTCGCCGAGGAGGCACGGGAGGCCTACAACCGCATCCTCGCCAAGCCCCACGGGCTGCTGACCGCCTGCACGGTGCTGAACAAGCCGCGGCTGAAGGCCGTGGAGAAGGCGCTGCCGACGGCGAGGGCCATCTGCCGGCAGCTGTCCGGCGATGACCGTGTCACGCCGGAGTTCTGGAACGCGCTGTTCGAAGCTGCGGCCAAGGATGATTTCCTCGCCGGGCGCGGCCCGTATCGGCCGCCGCACGAGAACTGGCGGCCTGACTTCGAGTACCTGCTGCGGGAGAGCGTGATCGCCAAGCTGTTCGACCGCGAGATGACGGAGGACGCGGCATGAGCTGGCGCAACCGTGACGAGGCGGGGCTGCGGGTTCCGCCGCACAGCGTGGACGCCGAGCAGGCGGTGTTGGGTGGCCTGCTGCTGGTGCCGCAGGCCCTGGACGAGATCGCCGACGCGCTGACCGAGGAGGACTTCTACCGCCGCGACCACCAGCTGATCTGGCGCGCCATCGTGACGCTGGCGCAGGCCCGCCGGCCGGTGGACGTCGTCACCGTGGGCGACTGGCTGCAGGAGCAGGGCCACGTCGATTCCGCCGATGGCGGTGCCTACGTGGTCGAGCTGGCGACCACCACACCGTCGGCGGCGAACATCCGCGCATACGCGGACATCGTGCGCGAGAAATCGCAACTGCGCCGGCTGATCGCGATCGGCACGGAGCTGGTGAACGCGGGGTTCGAATCCGGCGGCCGGAGCGCGACCGAGATCGTCGGCGAGGCGCAGAGCCGCATCGGTGGCCTGCTGGACCACGAGCCATGCGAGCTGGAGCCGGTGGCGCCGGTGATGCAGCGAGTCTGGGACCGGCTGGAGCGCCGTGCCAGCGCGGAGGCCAGCGATGGTGTGCACGGGCTGCGCACCGGGCTGGACGAGCTGGACCAGCTGCTGGGCGGGCTGAAACCGGGCGGCCTGTACGTGCTCGCGGCCAGGCCGAAGATGGGCAAGACCACCCTGGCGCAGAACATCGCGGAGCGGTGCGCGCTGGGCGGTCGGCCGGTGGCCGTGTTCTCGTTCGAGATGCAGCCGGAGGAGCTCGGCGAGCGGATGCTGGCGAGCATCGGCGGGGTGAGTGCTTCGCGGCTGCGCGCGGGCGACCTGGCGGACGAGGACTGGTCGCGTGTGACCGCCGCCATGAAGAAGCTGCGCGGCGCCCCGATCACGATCAGCCGGCCGCGGAATGCCAGGGTGGAGCATGTGGTGGCGCAGACCCGCCGGCAGCACGCCCGCCAGCCGCTTGGCCTGGTGGTGATCGACTACCTGCAGCTGATGGTGGTGGACGGCGACAACCGCGCCCAGGGCATCGGCGACATCACCCGCGCGCTGAAGCTGATGGCCGGCGAGCTGGAGATTCCGGTCCTGCTGCTGTCTCAGCTCAACCGGGAGGTCGAGAAGCGCCCGGACAGGCGGCCGATGGCATCGGACCTGCGCGACTCCGGCGCAATCGAGCAGGACGCCGACGCGGTGATCTTCATCTACCGCGACGAGGTCTACGACAAGGCCAGCCCGTACCGCGGCACCGCGGAGCTGATCGTGCCGATCCAGCGCAACGGCCCGCCGGGTGACGTCCGGGTGCAGTACATCCCGGAGCAGTTCCGGTTCCAGAACCTGCCGGAGTGGTGGCGGCCGGAGTTCCCGGTGGAAGACGAGACGCCGCGGCCGTCTGGGTTCAAGCGCCTGGCGAAGGGCAGGACCGCTGCGGCAGCGCGGGAGGTGGATGGGGCATGACCACCGAGGCCGCGAAGAAGATCCGGGCCAAGCGCGCCCGCCGGCCTGTGTACCTGTTGGTGCGCCGGCTGGCCGACCCTGAGACCGGCGAGCTTGTCGGCGCGCTGGTGCCTGCCAGTGCCATTGACGCCCGCCTGTTGCGCGAGCGTGGCTTCCATGTCGGCCGCGAGATCCGGGCCGAGCTGAAGCAGCCGCGCAACGTCGCCTTCCACCGCCTGGCACACGCGGTGGGGCACCTGCTTGTGGACAACGTGGAGGAGTTCCGAGACCTGACCGCGCACGAGGCGCTGAAGCGAGTGCAGCGCGCGGCCGGCATCTGCTGTGAGCCGTTCGAGATCGACCTGGGCCCGCTTGGGAAGGTGCAGGCGATGCAGGCTCGCTCGTTGGCGTTCGATGAGATGGAGGAGGACGAGTTCCGGGTGTTTTTCGAGGGGGTCACCGCGTACATCGCGGAGCACTACGCGCAGGTGATGCTGGATGAGGTGCGCGCGGAGTTCTGGGAGATGGTCAACGGCAACAGGATGGCTGCATGAAGCGTGAGCAGGCGATCCATTCCGCGCGCGTCTACTTGGCCGAGGCGCGCAACCGACGCGGGGAGCGTTTCTTCTGGGTGCTGCTGGCGTGGGCTGCGAGCGCTAGGCGGCGCGCCGCCGCCTTGCAGCCCAAGGTGCAGTTGGAGCTGTTCTGATGCGCCGTGGTCAATCCACAGGAGCCCCTACAGCTGCTCAGCGGGCGCGATTCCTCGCAATCCAGGAGGTCGGCTGCATCGTCGCCCGGGCGCTGGGTCTTGGCTACGTGCCGGCCGAGATTCACCACCTGACCGTCGGGGGCAAGCACGGCGCCCCGCGGCGAGGGCACGACTACACGATCGGCCTGAACCCATGGAGCCACCGCGGCGTGCCGTTCGGCGGCATGACCGCGGCGCAGTGCTATGCGCGGTTCGGGCCGAGCTATGCGCGCGAGCCGCGCCGGTTCCGACAGGAGATCGGCAACGACGACTACCTGCTGGATCTGCAGAACACGTTGATCGAGGAGTACAGGAGGAAGACAGCAGCATGAAGCGCCACTACGCGCTGGCCTACGAGCAGGGCCGCCAGGCCCGACGGGCAGGCAAGAACCGCAACGCGAATCCGTTCCGCGGCAGCGCCAAGCTGTCGCGCGACCTGCACGCGGAGTGGGATCGCGGGTGGGTGGACGAGGACATGGAGCGGAAGCGGGGGAGGGCGGCATGAGGGGTGTGAACCTGATGCGCGACGGCGCGCGTGCGACGGCCGAGGCAGTCAAGCGCCGGCTGAGTGGCATGAGCGAGACCTGCCACGTCTACGTCTCGCCTGACGGCGAGGTGGCGATCGAGCGTCGGACCGACCCGCGAACGAAGCGGGAGCGGCCGGCCGAGTGGCTGGTCGGCACCTACAGCAGGAAGTCCTCGGTCTCCGACCTCGAGGCGGACTTGGAATGCCGACTGGATGAGATCCGCATGCGGGAGGCCGCGTGACGCGCCGAGTCACATTCGGCATTGACCCGGGCCTGAGCGGTGCTGTCGCCGCGCTGGTGGACGGCGAGCCGGGCCCGATCCTGGACATGCCCACGGCGCAGGCCGGGGAGTGGCGCGAGGTGGACGCGGCCGCGCTGGCGGACTGGCTGGACGGGGTGCGTGCCCAGCACCCTGGTGCCTACGTGTCGGCCTGCATCGAGAAAGTGGGCGCGCGGCCTGGCGACGGCGGCACCAGCGCCTTCCGGTTCGGCGACAGCTACGGCCAGGCCCGTGGGGTGCTGGCGGTGCTGGGCATCCCGTACAGCCGGGCCATCCCGGCCGTGTGGAAGCGCCACATGGGCCTGCTGGGCACCGACAAGGACGCGGCCCGGCAGCTGGCCATCGCCTGCTTCCCCGGCGCGGCGCCTCTGCTGCAGCGGAAGAAGGACCACGGCCGAGCCGACGCGCTGCTGCTGGCGCTGTGGCACGAGAACACGCAGCTGCTGGGGAGGATGGCGGCATGACCCGATCGCTGGACCCGCTTGGCCTGAGTCGGCCGGAGGCAGCGGCGGAGAGCCGGATGCGGGAGCGGTACCGCGCAGCGCTCCGGAAACGCGGCCTGTGCGCGTTCTGTGCGTGTCGCGAGGAGACGTTCGCGGTGGTGCACTGCCGGGGCAAGCCGGAGCGCCAGCGCGGCATGTGCCAGCACGACGGCCGGCAGCCGGTGTTCCGGCTGGACGAACAAACCCTGATGGAGTTCCGAGATGCCGCCTAAAGCAGACGACCCGATCATCGAGCAGCTGCGGCGGTGGGGCGCCGCCCAGGTGAACCGCTACGCGCTGTGCCGCTCCGACCGGAGCAGGCATGTGCTGGAGCAGGCCCGCGACTTGGCGCCGGGCACGATGGAGCGCGCGCTGCGCCAGCTGGTCGGCCGAGATGGCCGCTCCCGCCGGAAGTTCATGGCGGAGCGGTCCGGGGTGCAGGGGATGCGGATCCTGCCGGTCTGGGCGGTTGATCCGGTGCGGGCGGCCAACGACGCGGACAAGCCACACGACAACCCGGAAGTGGCCGTGGACATGGGCATTCCGGATGACCTCCGCTGGCTGGACCGGGCCATCGCGTCGATGGCGCGGCAGTACCCGCTGCGCGCACTGATCGTGAGGACGGAGTTCACCGTGTCTGCCAGCCAGGCGGTGAAGGCTGCGCAGGTCCGGCAGCAGTACGGCGGGGCTCTGTCGGTGTGGCAGTACCGCCGGGAGCTGCAGCGCGCTGTTGACTGGCTGTCCGGCCACAAGCAGGCGGCGTGATCGCCTGGCCGGCTGCTGCGCGTGAGCGTTTATGTATCGTTCATGTATCGCATGCGCGCGAGGATGTGCGGCTATTCCGGCGCGCCCCCTTGCGTCGTTGCACACGCAGGAGTAGGGTTTTTGCGATCGTCAGAAAGTGT